TCAGGCGGCCCTGTTGGTCACGATGGCGCTCAGGTAGTTGGCCAGGTCGTGCAGATACACGAAGGGGTGGCCCTGACGACTGCCGCCTGTACGGCTGACCTTCAAGTCGATGCGCCCTGCGTTGATCTTGCGCAGCAGATTCCTGTCGTTCGACAGGTGCGAAAAATAACGCTCTCTGACGGCGCTCAGCGAAGGGCACGGCGTGGCGAATTCTTTGCGAAGTTGATCCAGTATTTCGTTCATTCCATGACTCCCTGTGGTTTGCATGTGAGTACTCCCGAGATGGGGTGCAGACAAACAATACGATATGTAGCGGTTCGTGACAATACAGTTTGTATTTTAAATACAATTTGTATTGTCCGCCTCACAGGGAATCGATGTACCAGGACACACGAGCAGTGCCGTTTTCCGGGTTGCGGGTCACGCTGATGCCTTCGGCCTCGCTGATCTGATCCATGATGCGCTCCCAGTGAGCCACCGACTCGCCAGGTTCCCTGATCAGCAGGACCTGATGCTCGATCTGGGCCTTGTCACTGGTGATAGCGTCCTGAATACGCTGTGCCAAGGCCAGGTAAGCGTCATGTTGCGAGGTGTCGGGGAACTGCTTGAGCATGAGTGAACTCCTTTTTTACTGTATGTGCATACAGTAATTGAGGGGTGTTTCTCACGCAAGCTACAAATGTTTCCTACATGGACACATGCCCGGGCTGAAACAGGACACATGAAAAAGCCCCGATTATCGGGGCTTGGGCGGTGCGTGCCGGGGGTCAGAGACGCATGGTCATCTGCCTGATGACACCGATCAGTTTGCACTCCTCGGTCACCGCAAGGGTCGGGTAGGCGGGGTTCAGCGGCTTGAGAAAGTAGCGTCCGGCGTCTTCGACCAGTTTTTTGAACGTTGCCTCGTTGCTTTCCGGCAGCTTGGCGATGACCAGCTTGCCGGCAGTGGGCTCGATTCCGGTGTCGACCAGAATCAACATGCCTTCGGGAATGCTCTGGCCTGCGGGTGCGGTCATCGAATCGCCACGGACCACCAGCCAGAAGGCTCTGCCCTTGGCTTTATAGTCGCTGATCTCGAAGGTGTCCGAATAGCCGGCAGGGTAGGGCTCGACGGCTTCACTCCAGCCACCGGCCTCTACCCAGCTGATGACCGGGTAGCGATAGAAACGCGAAGGCTGCACCGTGGGCTCCACGTTGTGCATGCCGGGTTCGCTGGCCGGGATGGAGGTGGTGAGAATCGGCAGGCCGAGCTCGGTCAGAAACCGATTGATGACTTCGATCTTCGGCTCACGCTTGCCATTCAGCCAATGCCCTACGGCGCCGGGCGTTACGCCCATCCGCTCAGCCATTTCTTCCTGGCTGATTTCTTGGGTTTCCATGACCTGTCTTGCGACTTCATACCATTTTCTGTTCATGCGTCGAATCATACAGGCTGTAGGGTGTTGAGCAATATACATAATGTAATGCTTCGTTGTGTCATAAAAATACAGAATGTATTGTAAGGCCTTGGTTCTGTGCAGCGAAAGACGCTGCGCAGCGTTTCGGAAAGGTCCTACAGGAGAGACACGATGATCGAGAAAATAGAAGCCGTGATGCAGCACTGGGGTGAACAGCGCATGCGCATTGGCCTGGGCGGCGGACTGAGCAGCCCGATGGCCGGGATCATGGAATGGGGCGCGTACATTCCGCGTCGCACACCCGGCTCGCGCGCGCTGGTGGGCAATGGCAGCGGTCTGGACTATATAAGCAGCGAAGTGGAAGCGGCCATTGCGCAGCTGTCACGCAGCCCGGCAAAGAGCCGCGGGCCTGAACTGGCCCAGCTGGCGACATTGCGTTATGTCGAGTCGTTGCCAGTGCGCGAGCAGATGCGCCTGGTAGGCATTAATGAAGGCGCAGATCGCACCTATCGCAACTGGATCAACAAGCTTCACCAGCAAGTGCTGGCGATTCTCGCTGAGCGCAGCGCTTCCAGAAGCAACAACGCCGTCGCCGACAAAGCTGCGCAAGGGTGAATGAAGACACGGTTTCACGCCGTTTATCCGGGTCGATTGCACAGCTGTGGCCGAACTCGTGTTGAACTCCGGTCAAACTCGACCCACCCCGAAACTGCCCCTTCCCAGGCTTTCCGGAGGGGGGTAAAAAGGTCCCACGATATGCGATTTGCGCCTCAGGGCAGCAGCCGGAAACACGCTGATCAACAGCCACAACCGGTCACTCGCGACCCACCTCAAACCCCGCCTCGGCGGGGTTTGTTTTTTTAGATCCGGCCAAAGTCCAGATCAGGTGCCTGCGCAAGCCTGCCCGACGCAGCATTGTTAAATGTATTCAGCCCGGCCGCCTCAGTGCGGTCTTTTTTATTTCCGGAGTACCCATGGACCCAACCGACCTAGGCCCAGGCACAGCTACCTGGCTGGGCGGCACGGGCACAATTCTGCTTGGCGGCTTTTTATGGCTGCGCAAGTTTCTTTCCAGAGATGCAACAGACCGGGCGATGGACAACGCGGACATCGGCACGGTTCGCCGTCTCAATGAGCTGCTCGACTCCGAGCGCCAGGCGCGCAAGGAAGCTGAAGCGCGGGCTGACCAGTTCGCCAAGGAGCGCAACGAGCTCGCTGCTGCGGTTGGCCGGATGGAAGGCAAGATTGAAGCCCTCACCAGCCACATCGTCCAGCTCACCGACAAGGTCACCACGCAAAGCGCCGAAATCGCCCGGCTTCGATCTCAACTCGGAGGTGCAAACGATGCACAGATGCGCAATTGATTTCATCGCTCGTCATTGGTGGCGGCGCCTGGAAATCTGGCTGATTTCCATGCTGCTGATCGCTGGCTGCCTGATGCTCGGTTTTCAGGCCGGGCAGTGGTCGGCGAATGCCGAGCATACGCAGCAGCTAGCCGAGGTTCGCAATGCCTACGACGCAGCACTGGGCAAGCGCGACCGGCGCCTGGACAGGCTGGCCGAAACCACTACCCAGGTGGCAGACAGAGTCGAGAGTGCTGCATCAATTGCCAATCAGGCCGCTCACGCGGCCAGCCGTGCTGCAGACAAGGCTGATGAGGCGTTGTGCAAGGCTAACCAGTAGGCGTTTCCCACGCCGCAATCAACCTTCAACACACGCGGAACCCCTCATGAAGATAACCCCGATAGTTGCCCATTTGCAGGCGACCTGCCCCAGCTTTGCCGGGCGAATCAGTGCCGGTATCGACTGGGCTGCGGTCGCCCTCGGCGATCAGCTCGCTCACCCGTCGGCGTACGTGATTGCCACTGGCGATCAGTCCACCGCCAACGATTTGCAGAACGTCATCCGCCAGAGCATCACCGACACGATCGATGTCGTGGTGGTGCTCGATGGCGGTGACAAGCGCGGGCAGGAAGCCAGCGAGCAACTGCATGCCCTGCGCGCCGAACTGTGGCGTGCACTGGTGGGCTGGAACCCGGATCACGATTACGACGCGATGCAGTACACCGGTGGCGCGCTGGTGCAGATCAGCGGTGACCGGGTGACCTATCGCTTCGGGTTTGCAGCGCAGTTTCAACTGGGCCGCAACACCTCCGATCAGCCTGCCGAGACCTGGCACGAAGCGTATCTGGATGGTTTGCCCGGGTTTACCGGCGCCACCATTGAGATGGACTGCGTTGACCCCGCAGATCCGAACCTGAAGTCCCCCGGCCCTGATGGCCGTATCGAAGCGAAGTTCACAGCAGAGGTAACCCCATGACTCAACGCATCACTGTAGTACCGGCCGAGGGCCGCACTGTGCCGGATCCGGAGGCGGGCGATTTGCTGCCCGTCGAAGGCCGGCAGGTGACCTTCAACGCCTGGTGGCAGCGTCGTCAGAACGACGGCGACATCACCCTTAAAACCGAGCAATCCACCACCACCCATCAAGCCTTCACGGCTTAACCAAGAGGAAGCCAAACAATGGCTATCAGCTTTAACAACATTCCATCCGATGTTCGCGTTCCGCTGTTTTATGCGGAGATGGACAACTCGGCCGCCAACAGCGCGTCGGCCAGCATGCGTCGACTGATCGTTGCGCAGGTCAACGACGATGTATCCGGTCCCGAACTGGGTTCTCTGGTGCTGGTGCCAAGCGTGGCGCTGGCGAAAAACATCGGCGGTCAGGGCTCCATGCTGGCCTCCATGTATGAAACCTGGCGCAAGGCGGACCCCACCGGCGAAGTCTGGTGCCTGCCGCTGCTCAATACCGAAGGCGCCAAGGCCGGCGCGAAAGTCACCCTCACCGGGGCGGCGACCGAAGCCGGTCTGCTGAACCTGTATGTCGGCGGCATGCGAGTGCAGGCCACTGTCGTTAACGGCGCAACCGCTGCCCAGGCGGCCACGGCACTGTCGGTGAAAATCAATGCCACGCCTGACCTGCCGATCACCGCGGCTGTCGAAGCGGGTGTGCTGACCCTTTCCTGCAAATGGAGCGGGACAAGCGGCAATGACATCCAGCTGGAATTCAATCGCCAGGGCAAGACCAATGGCGAAGTCATTCCTGCCGGCCTGACGGCGGCAGTCACCGCCATGACTGGTGGCGTAGGTACGCCTGATCAGCTCAAGGCACTGGCTGCGCTGGGCGATGAGCCGTTCGAGTTCATCTGCATGCCCTGGACCGACACCGCCACGCTGGATGCCTGGAAAGCGGCAATGGACGACAGCACCGGTCGCTGGAGCTGGGCCCGTCAGCTGTACGGTCACGTTTACAGCGCCAAGCGCGGCACGGTCGGTACGCTGGTGGCCGCAGGTCAACTGCGCAACGATCAGCACATCACCCTTCAGGGTGTGGAAAACGGTGTTCCGCAACCGGTCTGGCTGCAAGCCGCTGCACTGGCTGCGCGCACGGCGGTGTTCATCTCTGCCGACGCCAGCCGTCCTACCCAGAGCGGCACCATGCCCGGTATTGATCCGGCGCCGGCCAGTCAGCGTTTCACCCTGACCGAGCGTGAGTCGCTGCTGCGTTACGGCATCGCCACGGCGTACTACGAAGGCGGTTACGTGCGCATTCAGCGTTCGATCACCACTTACCAGAAGAACGCTTACGGCCAGGCTGACAACTCGTACCTGGACAGCGAAACCATGCACCAGTCGGCGTTCATCATCCGTCGTCTGCAAGGCATCATCACCAGCAAGTACGGCCGCCACAAGCTGGCCAACGATGGCACGCGCTTCGGTGCCGGCCAGCCGATCATCACGCCGAGCACCATCCGTGGCGAGTTGATTGCGCAATACGCACGTCTTGAAGAAGAGGGTCATGTGGAGAACGCCGAAACGTTCGCCCAGCACCTGATCGTCGAGCGTGACGGCAATGACCCAAGCCGCGTGAACGTGATGTTCCCGCCTGACTACATCAACGGCCTGCGCGTGTTCGCGCTGCTCAACCAGTTCCGCTTGCAGTACGACGAAGCGGCATAAGCCTAACCAACCCTTTCAAGCCCGCCTCGTGCGGGTTTTTTCATTCTGGAGATAAACAACATGGGTCAGAAAGTTGCGGGTACCTGCTACATCAAAGTGGATGGCACCCAATTGACCATCAGCGGCGGCGGCGAAGCGCCTCTGATGAACATCAAGCGCGAGACGGTCGTGCCTGGTTACTACAAGGAAACCGAAAAGGCTGCCTGGTTGAAATTCACCGCCGTGCACACCGCGGATCTGCCGCTCAAGCTGCTCACTACCGGTGTGGACATGACCATCACCTGTGAATTCAAGAACGGCAAGACCTACGTCCTGTCCGGCGCCTACCTGGTCGATGAGCCGAGCAGCAAGGCTGACGACGGCACCATCGAACTGCAATTCGACGGCAATCAGGGGAGCTGGCAATGAGTGAAGTCATCGACCTGGCCAGCCCGATCGAAGCGCACGGCGAGACCCTTTCGCAACTGACCTTCCGGCGCCCTACGGCGCAGGAAGCGCGGGCCATCAAGGCCCTGCCGTACAGGATCGACAAGAACGAGGAAGTTTCTCTGGATCTGGACGTGGCGGCGAAGTACATCGCCGTCTGCGCCGGCATCCCGCCCTCGTCGGTCAATCAGATGGACCTGTGCGACATCAACACGTTGAGCTGGAAGGTTGCGAGTTTTTTCATGGCAGCGGCATCAGCGACCTCGAAGGACTGATCGCCGTCGTTTACGACCTCGCGTACTTCTGGAAGACCGATCCCGAACTGATGATGTCCAGGGAGCTGGACGTCATCACCGAGTCGATCTTGCAGACGCAACGCATCAACCAGATCCTGCAGGGGGAGTGATGGCAGACACTATCAAGACGCTGATTACCGGCGTCGACAAGCTGTCTCCAACGCTGGCAACCATCCGCAACAACGTTGAAGGCTTCGAGACCAGGCTTAAAGGCTCTGGTCTTGGGAACGTCGAAGTGGGCGAGATGATCAAGGGCAATGCTTTGGCAGAGCCCTTGATTGCCGGGGTAAAGGCAGCGATCGGTTTCGAAACCAGCATGGCCGGCGTGAAACGATCGGTCACCTTTGAAACACCGCAACAGTTCCAGCAGATGAGTTCCGACATTCTGGACCTCAGTGAA